TGACAAGATAACCCCTGACAAGTTGGCAAAGACGTATCTACGCATACGAGCAGAGAGATCTATGCTGTCAGCCAAGTATAAGGAAGAAGATGGCAACCTTATACGACAGTTAGACGTAATAAAACAGGCAATGCTAGATCATTGTGAAGACCACAATGTAGAAAGCGTAAGAACTTCTGAAGGATTATTCTTTCGTTCGACTAAGAAGAAATACTGGGTCAGTGAATGGGATGCAATACACAAGCTTATTGTGGAAGAAAACGCACCTCAGTTACTTGACAAACGTATCAATCAGGCGAATATGAGAGAGTTCTTGGAAGAGAATCCTGATCTCAAGCCAGAGGGATTAGAGATTGAAGAAGAAGTAACAATTTCTGTGAGGAAGAAATGAATGAACCTTTTGTACCAATAGAGGACGTAGCTAAACATTTTAGCGTGTCTGTATCAACTGTTCGTGCTTGGGTGCGTCAGAACCACATACCTAAAGATACTTATGTAAAGATAGGTAATACTTATAGGTTTCGTGTTGGTGATGTAGCCACCGCATTGACTAAAGTATCTAGTAAACGTAGTGAAGAAACAGTAGGCGAAGACCTATTGGATGAATTAGATGAAGACTTATAATATAGAGAAGGAGAGAAAATGGAACAATATATTATAAAAAACGTAGAGGCTTTGTGGCCTAAAATAAACACAACTTATCATTTTGATAATAACGAAGGTCGATCCGTGACGTGTGAACCCACTGCCCCAAACGCAGAGTTCTCTATACAGTTTCGTATGGATAATGATACTGCAAAGGCATTGTTTACTGCTATGTCACGGAGTTACCAAGCCAACAAGAAAGAGAAGTGGGCAGATAAATTAGAGCGTAAATTTGTCAAAGACGATGATGGTATGTTCACCTACAAGGCAACTCTTAAAGGCATGTATAAAAGCGTAAAAACTCAAAAGCCTTTACAAGTTGATGCCAAGGGTAACAGGCTACCAGATGATTTTTTGTTAACAACAGGTAGCACAGTAAATATAGCTGTACAGTTTTATCCATATGACATGGGTGGCAAGCAGAACGTGTCGTTACGTTTGAGAGCTGTGCAGGTTGTAAAGTATGTGCCTGTGGAAGAGAGAAATCCTTTCGAGGCAACCGATGGGTTTGTGTTCAATGAGGCTGAAGACAATCCTTTTACTGAAGATGCGGTGGCAGAACCAAAGAAGGTCGTTAAAAAGTCCTCCCCTCCCACCAAGGATGCTGATGACGACTTGAGTTCTATCGTTGACGATTGGGACGATTAATAGAACTACACCACGACTAGGCTTTTGCCGAAAGGATAACGTGCCGTATCTTGTCGTGGTGTCTTCGGCACAAGGTGGGAAAAATGGAAACAAAAAAATTTTTAGAGAGAGTTTTAGGTGATGGATACTATTCTGTGCTTGGTCTTGGTGAGAAAAAGGCACAGAGCTTCCACACAACTATAGACGATGTAATAGAAAAAGCTAACGAGTTGGACGCTAGAGGTGTTAATGCGTACTTCGGTTTAGCCACATTCAAAACAAGTAACGACAGAAAAGTCACAAATGTAAAGAGCTTAAGTTCTTTTTACCTAGACTTGGACTGTGGTGTTGGTAAGGAGTACAGCAGTCAGAACGAAGCTTTTCTAGACTTGAAGAGATTTATAAAAGAAACAGGATTACCTAAACCCATGTTGATAAACTCTGGTTACGGAGTGCATGTATACTGGGTGCTTACGGAGAGTGTGTCCTATGGTGAGTGGCTACCCGTGGCCCAGGGACTGAAGGATATGTGTATACAGCATAACTTGTCAGCAGATAATGGTGTAACTGCGGATGCCGCCCGTGTACTTAGAGTTCCTGGCACACGTAATCACAAGCGTGGCACACAGAAACCCGTAGGGTTTTTTGGTGTCGGAGAGTTCCGTGACGTAGCGTTTGAAGAGTTTGCGTCTCTTGTTGGTAAACAAGGTGTCAGTGTGCCTACAAAAGTGGACAACGAAGAGAACGCCTTGAAACGTGCCATGATAGACAACTCCGAGTTTGGATTTAAGAATATATTGACAAAGACTATGAAGGGCGTGGGGTGTGAACAACTAAAAAATATACTAGAGAACCAACAAGACATAAGCGAACCCTTGTGGAGGGCAGGATTATCTATAGCAAAGTTTTGTAATGACTCAGAGAAAGCCGTACATAAGATGTCTTATAGACACCCAGAGTACAGCGAACTACTAACAGACGAGAAGGTTGAACTTATTAAGGGTCCATACACGTGCGCTAAGTTTGCAGAAGAAGACCCAGAACCTTGCTCTGCCTGTCCTCATTGGGATAAAATCACATCTCCAATAGTTTTAGGGAAAAGCATAAAGCAAGCTCCGTTGTCAAAAGACGTACCTTTATATCCAGAGCCATACTTTAGAGGTGTTAATGGTGGTGTATATATGCGATTCAAGGATAAAGATGGCAACATAGAAGACAAGATGATATACCAAAACGATCTTTATGTGGTCAAACGTGTGATGGACGTAGAGGTTGGAGAAGCAATAGTCATGCGTTTACATCTACCTAAAGATGGCACACGAGAGTTTACAGTTCCTCTTACTGCTGTAACATCTAAAGAAGAACTAAGAAAAAACTTATCTATGCAGGGCATAGCTGTATTAAGGATGGATGATATTATGGCATACACAACAACATGGGTAACACAACTACAAGCAAAGAGTGTAGCGGAGGAAGCTCGTAGACAATTTGGTTGGACAGATGATGAATGTAAAGGATTTGTCTTGGGTAGCGAAGAGGTGACTTTAAAAGAGATTAAGTTTAACCCTCCGTCCACGCCCACGGCTAGCTTGTTTCCTTCATTTGAACCAAAAGGCACACTTGAGGAATGGAAAGATATAGTAAATTTTTACAACAGAGAGGACTTTGAACTACATCAGTTTGTTCTAGGTACATCGTTTGGTTCTCCATTGATGAAGTTTTCACCTATAAATTGTTCAGCCCTGCATATATACAGCAAGGAGTCAGGTGTGGGTAAAACCACAGCTATGATAGCAGGTGCATCTGTGTGGGGTAATCCAGAAGACTTGATAATGCACGAGCGAGACACGTATAACACCAAGATGAACAGGGGTGAAATATACCATAACTTGCCAATGTATATGGACGAACTTACAAATACTTCAGGTAAGGAACTATCTAATCTAGCGTACCAACTGACAGGAGGTAGACAGCGTGGACGTATGTCAGCAAGTAGTAACGTAGAACGTCACAGAGGTGAGGCATGGAAGTTACTAGCTGTCACTACAGGGAATACAAGTATGGTAGAGCGTATAAGTATTATAAAAGCCATGCCGAAAGCTGAAGCACAACGTATACTGGAGTGTCGTGTAAGCAGAATGTACTTTAAGACAAAAGAAGAAACAGACATATTTAGTTCTCGTTTGCAGAACCACTACGGACACGCAGGCAAGGTATACATTAAACACGTCATGGATAACTTAGAAGAAGTACAAAAACTAATACGACAGGTACAAGAAAAGGTAGATTCGAAAGCAGGGTTAACAGCAGAAAATAGATATTGGTCTGTGCTTGTGGCATGCACTCTCACTGGTATCATGCTAGCCAAGCGTTGTGGATTAATACAGTATGATACAAAAAAACTGTTTAACTGGGCTATAGAACGTTTGAAAGAGAACAAACGTCAGGTCGAGGACATGAGTATATCTGTAGAGGAGACACTCAATGACTACATACATGAACATTGGAGTAACGTGTTATGGATAAAAAGCACAGATGATCTACGAAAACAAGAGGGTGATGTATCTAACTTAGTTATACCCGAAGCACTACCCAGAGGTAAACTCGTGGCTCGTTACGAAACAGATTTAAAACGTGCCTATCTCGTACCTAAACCATTGAAAGCATGGTGTGGGGAACAGCAGATAAACTACAATGCGTTTGTTGGTGATTTGAAAAACAAGTTAAATGCTAAAAGAATGAAGATACGTCTTAGCAAAGGCACTCACATGAACCTACCCCCTACAGACGTTATAGCCGTGGATTGTTTGATAGATGATGAAATTAAGGCAGGGAGTCCTGAAAGCTGACGATTTGAACCCAGATGGCGTTCGTATTGTGATAGATTGGGATAACATGGTAACAAGTTCCTCTGTATTTATCCTGTGCATAGACACCCAGGCAGCTGTAAGACAAATAAAAAATATAGCAAAAACAAAGGGTTGGGATATAAAAACAAACGTCCGTGTAGAGAATAACAAATTAGGTGTTCGCATTTGGAGAATTTTGTGATAAATGTAGGGTGACAGGTTATGCTTGTCACTCTCTTTCTCTTATGTGACCATCTTCGGGTGGTCACTCTTTTTACTAAGCGAAGAAAAATTTATAGTCATCATCATATCCAAGCTCATTAAAAAATATTAGGTATCTGTTGGACGGAGATATATTCAAACCGTTGTTCCGTGCTATGTTTTTAGTGGTTCGTTTATGTCCTTCCATAGATCTATGCACGGTTTCTTGAACTATAGCGGCAAGAGGGTGCTTCTCGTTAAATTCAAATAAGTCTTCCAAAGCTGCTTCATACATGGGCATATCAAAAGTTCGCATACCGACGTAAAGATTTTTTAGTATTCTAGTTCGTTCCTTACTTACGTTTTTATCTATTCTATTCTTTTGATTATTTCTTTCTTGTTTAATTATATATTCTGCTGGTGAAAAACCAAATACAACTCCTGCCAACTCTGCAGCACTTGGATCTCCATATATAACATCTCCTCGTCTACTCATGTAGCCTTCTCTAGCTATACGCCCAAACGTTCCTTGCCAAAACTTTGTTAAACCTGCTGGCATAAAGTTTTCAACTCCACGCTCTAATTGACCGTCTTTTATATCGTTCCCTGCCCTTATAAAACGTTGCACAGTGCTAAAAGCAGGACCTCCCATGTAAAACAATATGTTTTCTTCTAAAGAGGCATCAGAGTTAAATCTGTTTTCTTGAATCAATAAACCTGTCAAACGAGTTCTACTGGCTATATCTATGCCTGTAGCTAGATTTATTGCCCCTTTAAACCACTCTTCACCAACAGATTTTCGCACCAATGTGTCAAAATCATCTTCATCATCCTCTAATAGTAGCATGTTAAATGCCATCTCTATGGCTCCGTATAGAGGCAGACCATGTACCCCTGCGAACAACAAGGCTGATCCATGCACACCTGCTAACTGCTTAAAGGCTATATAACGTTCTCCTGGAGTAAGTTCTTTGTTTGCTACTTCTCTCGCTGCTTGGATCATTGTTGTATACATTCTGAGACCAAAACTTTTATACATCATAGCCACACGTCCAAAACTTTGTTGTGCAAGCCTAGGTGCTGTTTCAAGAACTGTGCCTCCATTTAATCTTTGCGTATCTTCTATAGATTTATTTACAGCTGCATCTATGAGTTCAGGGTACTTTTCTTGTGCTAACTTAAATACTTTGTGAAACTCGTATTTTTCTTTTTTAATTCTTGGTTCTTTCTTCTCTACAGCTTTTCTAAGTGCTAGTTCATATGTGGCTAGCAGTGTTGACTGTCTGTTAAGACGTTCAGCTGTATTAAACATATATGCAGATAAACCCATAGTTATATTATGAAGTCTAGAAGCAGGACTAAGATTTTTCATACGTTCAGCTCTACCTGCTTCTCCCAACCCCAATGACTCTAACACCCATGATCTAGTTAATTGTCCACGAGCATCTGCTTCTTTTACAAGAGGGGCAAATGCCTCCATCTTTCTTTTTTCACCCTCCTGTAGTTTTCTGTTTCCTCTACCAAGTTTTTTAGAAAACAATTTAGGCACTTCATCTCGCACAGTGTACGTTAAAACTTCGTTACCATCTGCGTCTTTTGTACGCCCTATGTTGTAATAGGAAGTTAAATCTACCTTACCATTACTTGTTACGGCATAAGCATCTCTTAACGCACCTGCACTTCTTGTATATCCATGTTCAGCACCTATAAAAGGATATACCATCAAAGGTATCTGAGATAAGTTCACTATGGCAGAGGAAGCATTGAAACCTATTGTATATACAAAGGCAGTTTGGTTTGCTGTTCTAGCTATGGCTTCGTGAGTTTTACTGTCAGGTCCTTTTCTAGCAAACTCTGTTCTTCGTAGTAACTCTTGTCCCACACGTATTCTACTTGGTAGTAACACCCCTGTATCAGAAGATATACCTATACGTTGCCCTAAAGTTCTTTCTTTAAAGGGTTCGTTTTGTATTTCTTTTATCCTTTTACGCACATCTGCTTCTAGCCCACGTATCTCTTTACCTTTCTGAAGCTGTATGACCTGCCTAGATAAAGTAAATCCCTTATCTCTAAAGGCGTGTAAAGAGTCAGGTATAAACCCAGGTCTTTCTTTTCTTTTTGCCAAAGACTTAGCATAAGATGTTTCTGGTAGAGTGTTTATATATAACCGCACAAGTTCTTCTTTAAATGCTGATTGTTCAACCACATTAGATATATTACTCGTTGCCTCCATTATGTCAGACACAAAGCTGTTAGGGGGTGGAGTTCTCATAAATTCACTAACCCCCTGTTTGCCTATATATCTTACACTACCTTCTTCTACCTCGTCTTTATCTGCATTCAAAGATTTTACAAGTTCTTCTGCACCGCTTTGTGTTTGTAAGGTTACAGTGACAAAAGGATCGCCCTCTTTCTCAGGTTGCTTCCGTTTATACTGCACAAGGTACTCGCCTTCACGAGTTAAAGGAAAATATACATCTAATATCTTACCATCAAATATTCTACTAAAATGTTTATTTTTTATTTTAGTTGCTGCTTCTTCTCCAACCGCCTCTTTTAACTGCGTGTCTAATATATTTAAAAGCTTATTGTACTCTCTCTTGTAATAATCTCTCATCTTTTTGTATATATTACGTCCGCTCTCTCCTAATTTAGCCCACTGTTCTTGGTTTTCAGCCCAAGCATCCATTTGTTCTGAGTTAATATTGTACCGTCTTGCAGCGTCTACGGCATCTAAAGTAGGATCAACTTGGTATATGGTTGCCCCATATTTGAGGTTATATATTACGTCGTCTAATATTTTCTTTTGTTCAGGGTTAGCAGTTGACCACTCAGATATTTCTTTAGCTATCTTATCAAACTCTTCTCCTGCTATCTCCATAAGTCCTCTTTGTTTGGATATGGACTCATTTACTCTGTCTCCTATGCCCTCGTACCCATTTTTCTCTGCTAGTTTTGTTATGGTAAGAAGATCACCTAGACCTAGAAACGCATCCTTTGCTACCCCAGCAACACCTGCGTCACGTAAAAATTCAGTTGCTTTATTTAAGAAACCCTCTTGTTGTTGAGGATTAAGGTATTCTTTATCACCTTGACGTTTTCCAAGGCCACTAAGTAGCTTTGATATACCTGCAGGTCCTATGTTATATTTACCTGCATCTCTATAAGCAGGAGCAGGAGCTAACATACTTTCTATTATGTCACTTGTCGCTGTGTACGCATTTTTATCTATGGGAGAATATCCTGCTATTCTTCTTATTATGTTAACTATAATATTAGCAAATTTTTGTAGTGCTGTTATGGGTTCACCATCTACACTTAGTCTTGCTAACTTTTGTTGAAATGCAGGGTTACTAAAGGTTTCTGCTACAAAATCATCAAGGTTTTCTGTGCCGTAGGCTGTGTCTATCCGATCTTTGACTTTTTCATATATAGTCTTTAACTGCTTTGTGGTCGGACTAGAGGGATTAGAAAGCTCTGCGGAAGTTAGTGCGTGAGTCATTTCATGTAATAGCACGTGAGTATTCATGCCTAATATAGAGTCTAACTCTATAGTATTAGTTTTGGGGTTAAAAGTCGCATAGGGGTTTCCATCTAAAAACAAATCAGGAGTTACAACAACTTTGGTAGTACCCACCTTATCTGCCATTTTATTAGCTATACGTTTTATTGAGCTATTGTTGGTGTTCTCCGCTAAACTTCTCAAAGCTGTAGTTAGATCACCTTGTCGTAACGCCCCCATAGACTCCACAGGAAGAGTGTAAGTCATATCTATAACAGCGTTTCTGGCTAACTTGTATATTCCAGTCACAACGTCTGTTAACTTTCGCACTTCTTCTTTACCTGTTTCATCTTTACCTAACTTAGTCTCTACAAACCCTTCTTCACGTCCTACGTCTAAATTTTCATCTCCAAAAGTAATATCTCCTGTTAACTCCTTAACCTGATCTATTTCATCTTTAGTTTTGAGAATCCCATGTTTCTCAGCAAGATGTCGTATTAGAGCTTTTCTCTCATCAGTGCTTAGTTCTTTCTTCTTGTAAACTCTGTTGTTTAAATAATTTAGTTCCTTTACACGCTCTGCATTTTTTTCAAACCCTTTGTATTTCAAGGTTTCGTCTATTTGTTTTTGTGAGTCATGACCTAAATACAAGGTTTGATATTTTGGCAATATTTCTTCTGTTAGTTCGCTAACTTCTTGCTGCGTAAAAGCTGGATCTGTATCCCCAGGTTTTTCTTTTATTGCCTCTTCGTATAATAATCTACGAGCAGTCACTTCTGCCACTTCTTTCGCTTTTTCTTCAGCTCTTTCTCTTCTAGCCTCAACCGCAACAAAATCAAATGGTTCAGGGGTCTCTCTTACTAACTGTAAGTACTTAGGAAGAAGTTTTTCTATGGTATTTTCATCAAATTTTATGGGTTTTTTAAACTTGCCTGTTTTACGATCTACAGTTTTTGCTCGTTTTTTATTTAAGGCAGGTATTGTTTTTTCTAATAACGAACGTAATTCCTTTCTTGCCATGTCTGTCATTGGATCAGCAAGACGTTCACCTGTTTTAGGATCTACACCTTCTAGGCTTGGTTTAACGCCTGTACCCTCAAGTCTTTTTTCTTTGGCTAAAGTTGTGCCTTTTGCACCAGGAGCTACGGGTTCAATTTCAGTAGCTGTTTCAGTTCTAGTCGTACCTTTATCTTTTCGTTCAGCTCTTAATATACCTTCTGTGCTTTCGTCTTTTTCTTTCCCATAGGCTTCGACACGAGAGTTAAACCAATCTCTACCTTCTTTTGATAAATTTTTATTAACCCATGTACTTACTCTTGACCCTGCAGCCTTTCCTTGGTTTCCATCTGCATAAGAATATGCGTAACCAGCATCGGTAACAGGAACTTCTTCTCTCATATACTTCCGCACTTGTTTGGCAGTCAGTCCTTCAGGCACTTTTATGTCGTCTATTTTTTTACCACGAAAATCTTTTAACTCAAGCTGCCTACCTTTCTCCACCATAAAAGCCGCGTTATCTAACACGTTTTCTACCACGGGATCTTTACTTAAGGTTTGGGCTACTTTATAATCCGCAGTTCCTTTTTTTGGGTTGGATTGAATTAGATCTACTACCTTGTTTTTATCTTCTTCAGACAAGACTGGGGTAGCAGGTTTTTCAACTTTTAATGCTTTATTAAATTTATCTAAGTCTTCTGATTTTTGGTCTGGGTCCAGATAATAACGGTTTTTTAAGTTTAACCTGTAAGTGTCTTTCGCTCTTTTGTCAGCAGAAGACAAAGTTATTTCTTTATCGACCTCTTCAACAGGTTTAGCTGCAACCTCCTTCTTCCCACTAAACGCAGCGTCAAACCCCTCTTCTGCTTTTGCTAGCTCTGTGGATACTTCTTGTTTCTTTGTTTCTACAGGTGTTTCTACAGGTGTCTCTACAGGCGCTTCTGGAGTTTTTTCCGCTTTTTCTTTTAGTTCTTTAAAATTTTTAACTCCATTTCTTTTTAACATTTGCCTTTGAGTGGCGTTTGGTTTTGCGTTAATTAGATCTGGTGCGTCTTCAAGAGCTAATAAAAAGTTTTGAGCTTCTCCATCAACACCTGCATATTTTTCTTCTGGTTTGACGGGGTCTTTTTTAGCGTCTAATGTATCGTCTTTTGTTCCTTTTCCCACATCGTCAAGTCTAACAGTTGTGTCAGCAGTATCCAATCCAGCGGCTCCAGCTTCTCCAGTTCTTGCGGTATCGGTAAGTTCCTCTGTTCTTTGTTCGCTTGATGGATCAACTGGAGCGCCTTCTCCACTTCCTGTGTCTTCAGTCTCTGTAACATCATCCGTTCTCCTACGTTTACGTCCTCCTATGAACTGTAATAGAAGTTCTACTGTTCCTCCTACACCTGCTCCATATCCAGCGGCTTCAGCAACGCCTTCCTGTAGTATCTGTTCTGGATTGTACCCTTGTTCAATTACGTTCTGTAATGAAGCGGCAAGAGCTTCTTGTGCGCCTTCCGCAGTGGTTGCAAACCCCAAATCAATCGCTCTATCTTTAAACTTTGTAGATATAGAGTCAGGTAGTGTTTTTATAATTCTTCTAACTCTTTCTATTGGTAGTAATTCTGTTACACCTACACCTGCCCCTTTTAGCGCAGCAATATTACGTTCAGCTTGTGTAGCACCTGCCTTTCTTGCACGTTCGCTAGCTTCTCCTGCTCCTGCTCCAATAGCTAGTGCGCCTCCTAAATAAGGGTTAAATAGGGACGTGCCTAATATACCACCAAAAGAACCTAAAGCTTCTCCAAACTTAGCAGGCACTTCTGCTAACTGAAATTCATCATCTTCTAATTTAGCTTGTACGTTTGGCGCAGGAGCCAATAAATCTTGTATACCCCCACCAACTGTTTTAATTGCGTCTCGTACAGGTGCTTCAGCAAATTCAGGAAGGACCGTTGCCCCTCCAAGAAGCCCTGTTTCAACTATACCTGCTACCCCACGACCAACACCTTTCGGAAACTCTGTTAGATATTGACTAAGCCTTACAGGTTTTTCACGTTGTATCTTTCTTGCTTTTTCAACACGAGCTGCGTCTTCTTGTTCTTGTAGGTATATACCAATGACATCTCTTAGACTAGCGCCTTCAGGCCCCTCTACTCTTATGGGTGTGCCGTCATCTTTGTATATTTCATAGGTGGGCATCTATCCCCCTATGGACCAGTAACAACATTTAGTTTGTTTTGAAATCCTGAAGGTATACCACCTTGAGATCCTCTGAGTCCTAATAATTGTTCTATAGCTGCTAGTTGGGCGAACAAACCGTTGCTACCTAATGGACCTTGGTATGCTTGAGCAGCTTTTCTAACCGCTGATTTCATCATAACGTCAATATCTCTAAGTTGTTCTTGCAATTCTGCAATCTTCTCTGGATCATTTTCTTGTTGAGCTTTAAGAAGTTTAGTTCTTATACCTTCTCTTTGTATACCTAGCATACCTCCATCTACATCAGCTCTTATCTTTTGTATGGCTTCCAAAACACTTGTTTGTAATGCCATTAGTTTGTTAAAACTAAGCTTTTCAGCTTCTAATTTATTTAATTCTACCAGAGCGTCAGCTTTCTTTTCTTCTATGTCTAATTTGTCAGCTGCTAAATCATTCTCAAATATTTTTTGTTTGTTTTGTAGTAATGCTCTGGCAACGTTACCTCCACCCAGTCCTCTACCTGTAGGGGGCGCACTAAGCACGGTTAATAAATTATCAAACCATCTTTCATATGCGTTTACTTTCTTTGTTCTCTCTTCAGGAGTATCGTCTGCTGCTGGAGGTGTTTCAGGAGATACTTCTTCTTTTGTTTCTACTACTTCTTCTTTCTCTTGTTCTTGTTCTGTAACGTCTAATATAGGAGTTGTTTTAAACATGTCTGCGCCAGTTACGGGCTGCTCAGAAACGGCTTGCTCAACAACTGTTTGATCAGACTTTGGCTTCATAGCAGCACTCATTTGATTTTTTGCTAATAAGTCTTCAGCTAATACGTCTAATCCACTCAACTCTGTTCCTGGAGATATAGTCGGTGTAAGTTCAGGTCTGTTTACTGTAGCAGGGGCTATCTGACGTACAGGTATACCTGGACCTGAAGTCATAACTTGTTCTTCCTCTAACAACTTACGTTTTGCTTCTGGAGATATATCCATCTGCATTATCTCTTGCAAACGTCTACCTCTAGCTGTTCCATAAGGATCGTTCTTAAATACAGTATTGCCCGCCTGATACCCAATAATACCACCTTGAGCCATAGGAACAGCCATATTTGGTCTTTTTGCACCTCCTAGCCCCATGCTAGCTATCTTGTTAAGATTCTTCTGTTTTCTAGCCTGATTTACTTGAAATATTTTTCCTATGCCTTCAGCAAGCTCTTGCACTGCTCTACCTTGTAGTTCTTGATTAGTTTGATCTACAATAGTAGGTAGTTCACCAGGCAGTTGTCGTTTTAACTCGTTAGCAGCAACTATTTTGTCATTCAATACTTTTTCTGCAGCTATAGCATCTAACATAGAGCCTGTCATTTTAGCACGTTGTTTTGCTTGTTCTGGGTTTGTCCTAAACACTTCCATTTTGTTATCTATATCAGATAGTAAAGAATTTATACCTAGGCTCATGATATTAACTCCCTTAGATAATCTTTAGCATTTGAACTAGGATTTGGTTTATCAGTTGTACCAAAAATGCTTGCCAGTAACGCCATAGTATCACCAGAGTCAGCCCTTAACTGCTCTAAGAATGTAGGTTGTGCATATGTTACAGATTGTGTGGCTAGTGGCAATCCTTGTAGTAACGACTGCATGTACTGTACTTGCTTGTATGGGAAGTCACGCTCCTCAATAAATTGTTCTCGGTCAGCAAGTATACCTTCAGACTCTATGCCTCTTTGTATCGCACCTGCGTCTAACTGATCTCCAAGAGCTGCAAGTCCAAACTTGTTTACATCTTCTTGTACGCCTCGTTCTCTGTCTTGTTCAACATTAAACTGTTTCATAGCTTGACTAAATGCGTCTGAATACCCCTTACCTGTAATAGCCGCTAAGTTCTGCTGTAGATTTCTGTCTCTTTCAGCATCTATTATGGCTTGTCTACCACCACCAAATGCGCCTGCTTTTGTAAGCCTTGATCTATCAGCAAGAGCAGATATGTCGGATTGTCTTCTAGCTTCTGCCAGTTGTGGTGCTAAAGCAGCCTCTAAAAATGGATTCATATATTGTGTGGCTATACCACCTGTAAATGTTTGGGGAGTAAATGCACCCATCTGTTCTGTGGGTATGTTAAGCCCTGCTAATCCTTGAAAACCTTTTTCTTGTAGATCAGAAGTCCCAGCGGTGAGAGGACCCATATATGCTTGATATGGTTCACTCGCTATACCCGCCCCTCTACCTAACATCTCCGTTACATAAGGACCTATATATGAAGATAGTGAAGACTCTCTTGCTAAAGGCTGACTGGTTAATCCACCTACATTAGCTGTTGCGTCTGATGCTGCCATAATATTCTCCTACGTTGGTAAGAAGTCTTCAGGGTCAATTTCAGGAGCTTGTTTCTTGGTTCCTGTTCTTGCTATCCTAACTTCATCCATCATCTCTTCTAACACTTTTGCACCTGCATCAGAGTTACCATTACCTAAATGGCTAACAACGTCTGCAGGGATTACAAACTCACCATCACTTAACATGGCAGGTTGTTCGTTGTCTATCATAGCAGGTACTTCGTCCGCCATACCATCAGTGTCCCCATCTAGATACCTCGGTTTCTTTTTTGCTGTGGCTATACCGCCCTCTGCCATGAACATTTTTGCTGTCCTATCTTGGGCAGGATTAGCTAAATTTACAGCTTGTAGCCCTTTTGCTTCTGTAGCTGCGGCTTCCATAGCGGCTGGGGCATCTTCAGCAGATACGAACTGCATATCTGAAAAATACCTTTGTCCGCCACTTCCAGCCCTTCTATCAGGGTCAAATGTACCAGGAACTCGTGACCTAACAGCTCTATATCTGGGTATCTCACCTTGATACCCTGTTACAGGCTGACTGCTAGGAAACAAACCAAACGCACTTCCTGCTAACCCTGCTAACCCTGCTACTTTGTTATAATCAAACTCAGATACACCTGTTTTCGGATTTTTTGTGTATAATAAACCACTTAATATGCCTCCAGTATCAGGATTTATACCTGCCTCTTTTTCATAGTTGCTACTCATATACGAAGAACCCGTGGATGCAGGTTTAAATGCGCCTGTTACTTTTTCCCACCATGAAGACATTATGCTACACCTCTTAATATATTTAGTATTTCTTCTGTTGTTCGCTCATACGGAGTGGTTCTGGTCATTCTAGCATCATTATTAAAATTATCAAACACATCTGTTTCAGTAGTAAAGTTTTTATAAGGGCTAGTAAACAACTTTTCTTGCTCTGGATTAGCAAAAATACTACCAAAATCATACAAATAATCTATTTCTGCTACTTCTGGTGGATCTAACGTGACTTGTCTTGCACCTGCAAGCTGTGCAATTCCTTGGTTAGAAGGAGACGGAGAAACAAAAGAAGGTGTGGTAATACTTGTATCCGTAGCTGTTTGTATAGCGGTATCTATGGCGGTATCTGTAGCTGTGTCGGTGGCAGTATCTGTAGCCGTTTCAAGAGAAGCCACAGCGTCTGTAACTACATCTATATCAGAGTCGGTAACAAAATTTGTAGGTTTGTTTAGTATATCAGCTACTACTTCTGCGGATATATCTGTTTCTGGTTCTGCATCTATCTGACCTGTATCTAACACATCGGCAGTTATTGTAGGAGTTGTAGATTCTTTAGTTGTAGGTTTTTTATCTATGTTGTCAGAAACTTCTGCTACATCTATTGTGTCTGCAGAACCTGTGTTACCTCCAAATATGTGACTATCTATCTTTGTTCCACCACTTTTGTGTTCAGATAGTAATTGGTCGCCCCAAGATGGATTAGCCACATCAGGGTTCCAGTAGTGCGTAGCTCCCTCTGTAGGGTCTTTGACTTTACCTTTTAGTATGTCATTTACAAGTTTTTCAGCTCTTTTGTACTCAGGACTACTTTTACTCTTTTGGTGTAACGTGTTACCACCTTGATCTAAACTATTATAGGTGGAGAACTGATATGGAGCTTTTACAACTTTTGTTAAGGTATCTCCAAAACCACCATCTTTATACCTGTTTAGTATAGTGTGCGCCACTGCTGCCTGCCCTGCATCGGACTCACCTGCAGCCTCACCTATTATGGTACGTATCCAAGCCTCTTTGTCTGCGGCTGATATATCTTTACTCACAGTATCAACTTGTGCGGTTTCTGTCACACTGACTGGCGCAGTTGGAGTGCCTACAAACTCACCTTCAGGGGCTAGTATCTCATTCTCTACGTAATTTCTGTCTTCTAAACTTAACGTGCCTTTTTCATACTTTGATGTTAACGCATCATTTATGCCACTTAAAGTGTTAGCTACCGATACAGCTCCACCCTGCCCTGCTGCACCTAAAAGAAATGATGCTCCAGTTTCTGTTTTTGGATAGATGCCAAAATCTCTCAAAGCTTTTTCAGTTATTGCTGTTTGACCTGCTTCGGTAAGTCCACCAACCCCAGTCGCTGCAGTTATATTTACAGGTATTCCTATGGCTTTTCGTTGTTTGGGAGTTAGTTTAGTATACAAATCACCAATGGTTTTTACATTTAAAGTCCCAAGAGCTGCCTTTGCAGTCACGAGATCTCCAACGGCTTCTAAACCACCAGCTGCTAGAGTGTATTTAAAAAATTGTTTCTTCAGAGCTTCTTTGGCATTTTTTGATTTCTCTTCAAAAGTGTTTCCTTTAGCGTCAGCTAACATGGTCTGCCACCCCACATTTTCTGCTAACGTTCCATCATCAATCGCTTTTTGTATTTCTTGATCTAACCTTCGTGATGAATCTGCCTGTCCTTCAGCTACACCAAGGGCGGTAGTTATCGCAGGTCCTAATATAGGCCCAGTTAAAAAAAGAACTGTCACATCTGTAAATACATCACCAAACTCTTCAGAAGCGTTTAAAAATGTGGCAAACTTGTCCGTGCCATAAGGTCTCCCTTTCATATCTAACGCTTTTTCACCTCCAGGAAGGGCTGTGGTAAATTCCATACCTTCAGCAGGTAAAGCATCACGCCTTCTTCTTAGTAAATCTCCACTAATTTTTTCTTTTTGGTCTTTACTTGCACCGTCTAACCAAGCAACCACGTTACCTGTTTTATCTCTAAGAAATCTGGTAGGGTCTTTATCGAATAGTTCTCTAAATTTATTTACAGTCGCATCGCCAATATTTGCAGTGCCTTCTACTTGCAATGCAATAGCTTCTAAAGTTCCTGAAGACACACTAAAACCAAACCCTGCTAGATTCTTCTTTGCGTCATCTATTATTCTTTTACTTACTTCACTTACCTTGGGAGTTTCTTCTCCTAGTATACCTGCCAATTGACTCTTAAAATCATCATCGGTCGTTTCAGGTCCTATACCTGCTCCTGTGGGTCCTTTAAAAGTTTTTGGATCGTATAATATTTCTGCTTCAGATAAGGCTTTTTTAAATTTTTCTACATCGGGTAAGCTTGCTGTTTTTAAAAACTCACCAGTAGTGCCTGTCCTCTTTTCATATTCATCTATAAGTCTAGCTATATCTGAAGACTTTCCTAGTTCTATGCCTGTAGTGCCTAGTAGTTCTTGTCTTACCTCATCTGATATAAAATCAGATTGTAAGTTTTGTGGTGAATAAGGTAGATCTTTTTCTGTGACGCTTGTATCTGGTTTGTCCTTAAACTTATCTAGTGTCTCTGCATCAGGTAACACTGCTTCAGTTAAGAACTCTCCTGTATCCATAGGCAGTTCTTCTACAGGGTCTATAAAGTCTTTAACTTTTGTCTTTACAAGGTCGCGTAGGTCAGCTGTGGCTGTGTTGCCCAACTCTTGATTTATAGCATCATAAACATTCTCGCCCTTTGCACCTGCAACCAACGCTGTAGAAACAAGTTTAGATACGTCTCCAAGAGCTTCAGGAGTTAGTTCGTCTCCTTTTTCTAGCACAGGATTGATAATTGTGTCTGATATAGCGGATATGGATGCAGCCTTTACACCGTCCTCGCCCATAATCTCTGCTGATATACCCGTTTTTAGGGACTTATCTAACGACTTACCCAGATCAGTAGAAGTGTCTATGCCCAAAGAGTCCACTATGGTGTTGGTTGTATTAGAAACAATTTGAGAGCCTTTTAGTCCTGCATCAAAAACAGCAGCTCCTATGTCACCACCGTTTGTTACTACATTCACACCTGTATCAGCCACAAAGTTAGCTACAGTAGATCCCACTTTGTCTGTTAAAGCTTCAGCAGCTACCTCTCCTACAGCGTCTGCTGCACCTGCGGCTACAGTAGATATAACAATAGTTTTTAGTACGTCTTCAGGGTCAGCCCCCTCATCTATAGCGTCTGCACCGTTAATTATAGGCACAGCCCACGAATTACCTGTTGCCACCGCTGCCACATTTACAACAGTTTTTACTTCATCACTACGTAGTATGGCTTCGCCCACAGGGCGTAACACATCAGCAACTGTATCACCAACTCCGCGTACAACATCTCCGATACCATCAGCAATATCTTTAACTACACCACCCACTATGCAGCCTCCATCAATGGTTCTTTACCAAACTTTACAAACATGCCGTACCCGTCACCCTCTTCTAGTTCCACCACGTCAAACCCTGTGCCTTTTTCTTCAAATCTTTTCTTTAACACACGTAGTCCTGGCAGTAATCGTTCATCCTCTATATACGCACTGGCAAAAGCTATACCTTTCTTCTGTAGATGCGCCCCATATCTATACATACTATCTAAAAGATTACGTCCTACATCCATGTTATATATTCGCACATACATATTATTTTTCTCACGGTTAAATACACCTACAAATATGCTGTTACCTATCTGCACCGTCTGCACGTTTTTGCTTCCTATCTCCTCAAGCACTGTAGCCGCAGCTTGTCGCATGGTAACATCTTCTGGTATCTGCCCTGAACTCTTTAAGTTTGTTATAGCACCAAACAACACTTGGTTATAACTTAGTTTCTCTTTCTTGCTGTCTTTTAACTCCACTATGTTATCTCCAAATAACTTGCTACCACGTGTAGTCTATTTGCTGTTGCTGCTGTTACCTTTAGTATCTCTGATGCTTGCACAACAAGAGGGGCTGTCAGAAGCTCTACTGTGCCATTTGCACCTACAGCTTTTACTTTATATATACTAAATACGTCTGACCCACTTGTTATGGTCAATGTTATCGTATCTCCACTGCCTGAGTCATCAGATACCAAGATAGATTTCATGATAGCTGTGGTGCTTGCAGGACATGTATACAACGTGGTTATACTGGTGCTTGTGAGGTCTACTTTAGAGTTTTTATAATTATTTGCCATTAGCTAATAAACCACGCCTGTGCATCTGATTGTTCTTTCAACGTATTCTTCCTAAACTGCTCGTCTATTTGGTTAAAATACAGACGTAACGCATCATTTAGCTTCATAGCTTCTTCTCTACTGTACTCTGCCCTTGGTAGTGGTAACGCAGGGGCGCGAAAAAGCACGTCATAATCTGTTAGATCTACACTCATTAGCGTCTCCCATCAGGTCGCATATCCAACCTAGGAGAGCCAAGCTGCCATTGCACCCCTGTAGCATTGGATTGTATCTTTAAATTAAGCTGTCGCCCCCTAACACGTACGTCAAGTTGACTGGTAAATGCCTCTACGGGGGTCGTAGCAGAACGTGTTACTGTACCACTACTGTTTCCACCTTCCGACGGGGTAGACTTGATACCCGATCCAGAGTTCGTTAGCGGGTCTAATGTCAGCGTTACAGACGGATTATCTATGGTAGAACCATCAAAAGTTACATCAGGCATGATTCTGTTTACTAAAAACAATCTATGTCCATCGTCAAGATCAAAATCTGCAGACGTTATAAACGCAGTTATCGCTGCAGGTGTACCTGTCTCGTTATCATCTAGCCCCTGCTCATGCTCTACTAACTTACCTGACGTAGTCGCTGCAAGTGGATGGTCTCTTGCTCCTGAATCTACCCATGCTGTACGTGTTAAGTTACCAAAATACCACACATTTTCAGAATAGTTGTATATTATATACCTGTCTGGCACGGTTGACCCCGTTGCACAATAGAACCACCATATCTCGTTAAACGACTCGTTTGTGCCTGCAAACACCTGCTTGTACTGATCTTCATTAAAGTCATTAAATACATAGCGACGTAAGTCACACTTTAGTGTTTCTGTTCTACCATCATACTTATAGAACTTATCTGTACCCATCCAGTAAGCTATACCATTTGCATACGCCACAGCGTTTTTAGAGGCTATAGATATGTTCTCACCAACAAGGTTAGCCCCCCATACTATGGGCGCACCGACATATTGCAAGCTGTATAATGCAGCGTCTGTCCAAATTAACACCGCCTGACGTGAGTTTGCGCCTGTTACGATTTTTGAACCCTGTGACAGACGTAAACTACCTGCTTGATTCGTAGCAGCAGGTGTCCAGTCTACTAAACTTTCTTGGTCAGACCACCGAACAAGTAAAGGATCTATATCAGAACTTCCTACTGGGTTAACACCTAAACAGAAAACAAAACGACTTACATCAGACACGATTACATTGTTGTGTGTGGTGGGAACTCCTGATGCACCTGCCAAGCTAGATACAAGTACACCGCGTGTGGATATGCCGTTGGTAACGTCCCATGTGTATAATTTACCGCCATCAAACCCTAACACTAAGTCTTCACCAAAGTTCTGTTGATGCCATAAACGAATACCGAATGTGGTTGTGCCTGCTTGATTCCAAGCTGTACCTGCTTCGTTCCAAGCCCCTGCGCCCCAACCTGTTAGCGGTGTCTGTCCTTCTTTACCTATATTTTCTTGGTATTGCACAGTCTCACTCGCTCCAGACGTGCCATTACCTGAGTCACTACCCGTGGCTGTGGCTGTAGCTGTGAACGTGTATACATTTGCTGACGTTACAGCTGTGATTTCATGCTCCGTGTTAAGCACATCCGCTGTTATAGCATCGCCTAGCGTAACAAACCCTGCAAAAGTAACAAAGTCTCCCACTTCTGCCCCATGCCCA